AGAACCTTCATTGTCTAATACTTTGATGCTGTTATTGAAGTCTCTTAGGAAATACTCAGACTGGTGCATGCCGTCGATGAATATTACGTTGTATTTGTCCTCGGCTAAAGCCTTGAAAAAAGCATCCGACGTTGCCTTTGTAAACTTAAACTCCTTACTAACAATATCAAATTTAGGGTCCGGATCGACGCCCGTTTTGTTCTCTGGTTTAAAATGCGTTTGTAAAAATGTCTGCCCATATTCCACACCAATTTCCAAATACTTTTGTTCCGACTTTGTCAAAGAATTGATTGCCTGGCTTCTATTTGTAAACTGCGTGTTATACTTAGGTCTATTAATATAACCCGATTGTATAATTTCATATTGATCACAAGACAAATACATGGTTTTAAAATAACTAACTAACAAATCCAGTGAAGTATCAATGAAAGAATAGCACTTCATCTTATCAAATTTGTAACCATCCAATTGCTTCCATAAATACTCAATAGGGCATTTGTTATCTAACAAAATGAAATCTATTTTTTCTTCGGCATATAACTCTATTATTCTGTCCAAGTTTAAAATAAGACTGTCTAGACCAATAATACAAATTTGCCCTTTGGAATCCAGATTAACTAACAAATTACAGTATTTATGAACATATTTACCGTTATTTCTGGTCCACAGTTGAATATTATTTCTAGTCTCTTGTTCTGCCGGGTCCTCATATGCCCCTAATTCAGCCATCTTTTCGGCAATTTTGTATTCCTTGTAATAAATTGGACTAATATATTGCGGACCAATGCGATTGATTTCACCGTTTCTGATTAAAGAAAAGTTGTTATTGGAATTATTCATATATTGCACGTAACCCAGTTTCGGAATTTTCGCCATTTTACAATTGACTGCCGTTCTAAGGAGGATTTCATAGTCGTCGCAAATGGGCAAATGTTCGCAATAATTACCGATTTTTAGAAGCAGGTCTCGGCGCCAAATTCGCGGATGATTTGGGCAGCACACTAGATGCGACAATGTGATGTTATTTATGTTGGGTGTGTTGTAAACATAGACCCATTTGCCGTTGTATTTTTGGCAATAATAGGATCCGTATCCTTTACAAATATGGTCTCCGTATTTGAAATTGTCGCCGTTTTCGTAGATGTTAATGAAATCCATGTACAAGAATCCGACTTCTTTGTTTGAAAGAAAGACCGTTGTCGCGTCTTCCAATACAGTAGGTGTAATTTCATCATCATGATCCATCTCCAAAACGTATTTGCCGCGACATAACGAGACCGCTTCATTCTTGACGTTACCAATGCTGCCGCTATTTTCACTGCGCTTATACATTCGTATGCGGCAATCATGTGACAAATTCTCTTTTAAAAACTGGAAATGTTCGTCGTGAGGTGAATCTTCGATAATAACCCATTCCCAGTTTAAAAGTGTCTGCTTTTTGATACTATTGTAAGCACGAATAATTTTATCATAGGAATTGAATGTTGTCGTGAAGAGGGAAAAAACGGGTCTTAAATATTCCCGGTCTAAAGAGCAATTCAATATGTATTGCTTGTTTACAAGGTTGTTGAATATGTCTACATTTTGGAGGTCTAACGATGTTAGATTCATATGCTTTTTATTGTTAGCAAATTCTTTTATTTCATCTTTTATTTCATCTTTTATTTCATTAAAAAAGCTAATTAATAAATGATAATTGGCGCTATACATTCGATTGACCTTGTCAATTTTGTTGGTTATATGAACAGTGCAATTTAACTTCGCATTGTTTGTAATAAAAAACTGGTCTAAATTGCTGTCCTTGTCCTCTCGATAAAATATAATAAACGGATATTTCATTGTATTATATTTTAATTATTGCTGAAATTTTTAAATGGTTTTATTTTGGTTTCTTTTTATTAAAGGTCGCTTATAATAGTCGCATCAAAGATGCTTAAAACAGTCGCATCAAAGATGCTTAAAACAGTCGCACCCTTTGGGTTCTTTTTTACGGTCGAACCCTTTGGGTTCTTTTAAAATTCTGGGCTGTGCTTCTTAAATAAGCACCCTTGCGACACGAGCCAATTAATGTCCGTCGTGACAACCGCCGGATTCTGATGCTCGCAATTTGTCATCCAAATCTTGACAATACAGAAATTCTTTTTGGGTGAGATAGTGATACCGGTTATACAATTCACAAAGTTAGCATTGCTGCTGACACTTTCCCCAACTAATACGTAAGTTAACTCTCTCCAAACATCACACACATTCTTGTTAGACACTTTATAGGAAAAGCATCCACCGTTTCTATTCTTAGGATCTTCCCACATAGGAACAATACCGTCTTGCATAATAAACAACATACAGTTTTTAATTAGCGGGTCGGGCAGTGTTTCCGTGATGGCAATTGTTTCCTCCACGGTTGTGAATGTATAGATTTTTTTGTAACTACTTGTAGACCAATCGGTATCATGTGGTAGGTGAGCCCACAAGTTCCATTTCTTATTTGTTGGTAAGAAAGGCATATTGGTAATTGTATTGTTGCTGGTTTCAGAGTCCATTGTTATTGTTTTTTCCGGAGTCACCATTATACTTATATTAAATCAATTTTTTTAAATGATTTTTTTATATAATTTTATTTATATTTATTTTAAATATTTAATAACACACTGTAGAGGCGTCTAAGATAGCTTCTTCTTTTTCATTCATTGATTCTTCTTTTGGTTCTGCGACTGCGTTTGAGCTTTTAACTTCTGCTTCTACTGCTACGCTAGAGCTTTTATCTGCTTCTAAGCTTGCGACTGCTTCTTCTACTGCGTTTGAGCTTTTAACAATTTTGTATCCATCCTTCTCTATGAGAATGCTCTGTGTCTCATTCGCATAAACCATTTTAATATTGTGATCCATAAGCTCCAACTTGTATTCAAATGGAACATTGTTATCGATTTGAACATTCAATACATTGTGTAAATAATACTTGAAAAACTCACAATCCAGTTTGTTACCCACGACATAATAATTGGCATCCTTCTTACACAATTCGATAATATGGGTTTCCGAAACATGGAGCTTCAAATACAGCGCAAAAAAACGTATATCCGATACTTCATATTTCAAATCATTTAAAGTGTCTGGCACACTGTCTAAAATGATTACGTCATTTGCTGGCGATTTTATTAGAACCAGATCGTAGTCTGTGGTTAATGACTTATTTAAGGTTTCAATAGTAGTAGTAGCATTTATACTTGTACTAATACTTTTCTGATTTGTATCACGATTCGTAATACTGAAAATCTTCTTCACTGCGATTTGTATGTAAGGAATACAATATTGAATTGTCTTGGTTGCCGCGATTTGACAAAAGCTATAGGCATATACAATATAATAAAATATGGATGATAAAAACGGCAAATATGGTTTCAATTTGTCGTTTTGTTGAATGTTGGTCGATATACTTAATATGATGGAGTCATAATCTTTGGGATAGCGGCTCTTGTAAAAATGTATTCCAAATATCAACGCGATAGTTGTTAAAACGGATGTATATATCATTTATAATAAGATATATACATTTTATATTTTTAAATGGTTTTTTAAAATGAATATTGCGATTTATTAAAGTTTATTGATATTGTGGGTCTGTGCTGCTGGATGGATTACTACTATTAGAAGAAGTATTAGAATTAGAAGAAGTATTAGAATTAGAAGAAGTATTAGTATTTGTAGTAGAAGTAGTATATATTAAATTGGAATTCGAATTGGAATTCGGCGTATCGCATTTCATTTTCAATGTTCCCGTTGCCGCATCGAGTCCAAATACGTATAATAATATTGTCACGATTACTGTCATGAAAATAAACGGAATGAACACGAGGATCCACGATATGATTGTCATACCGCCCTGACATAGCGCGTTTAATAAAAATGTAATAGTTATCATGACAATGAATTTGAAAAACGCGGTATTGTATAGGCCTTTAAATGTGTCTATAATTATCTGTGTTAATGAAAATGCTAAATAAATGAGTGCTGGTGGGCATATTGAATCCATTAGTTAGTTACTTATATAAATGTTATATTTTAATTCTTTTTACAAGTTAGTTTTTTTTACAACTTGGTTTTTTTACAACAAAGTTGTCTAAGAAAAGATTGGCTCGCCGTCCTTGATGATCCCAACCTTTTTACCGACTTCGCCGTCCTTGTCTACTTCATATAGAATGCCATTTTCTTCACTGGTGGCGTAATAGGTGACGTCGTCGATCTCGATTTCGAAGACTTCTTCTTCCTCTTCCTCTTCTAAGCTTGCGACTACTACTTCTTCTTCCTCTGTTTCCTCATCAGAAACCTCCTTTTCAGATTCTTCTTCTAAGCTTGCGACTGTTTCTGCTTCTTCTAAGTCTTCTTCTACCTCTACTTCTTCATCATCGGAAATCTCCTTTTCAGATTCTTCTTCTTCTGCTAAGTCTACTACTTCGTTTGAGCTTGCGACAGATTCTTCTTCTTCTTCTTCTTCTTCTGCTGAATCATCCGATTCATTCGTAGTTGTTACTTGTTTCTCCTCAATTTTAAGACGAACGTGTTCCTCTGCTTCGCTAGAGCTTTCATCTACGACTTCTAATCTTTTATCTACGACTTCTTCTGCTTCGCTAGATCTTTTATCTACGACTTCTTCTGCTTCGCTAGAGCTTTTATCGACATTCG